CTATGCCGTTTTTTCGTTTGTGGTAGCATCCGGCAAAGCGAACTCACCGATGCAGTTATAAATGATTTTGATGCGTTGCACACGCTTGCCATCAACCTTTTCAGCCTTATACACATAGACTCGTTCCACGAACTCACGGATGATTTCTGCGGTCAATTCCGGAATTTCCGTATATTTGCGTACCAATGTGAGGAAGTGGTCTGCGTTGAGGGCGCTTTCCTTTTCCGTGGCAATGGATGCCCGTAACTCCGCTACTCGCTGTTCAAGGGTGTGCTGCTCGGCTTCATAGTTGGCGGTCATCTTGGCAAAACGCTCATCGCTGATTTTGCCTTCGATGTTGTCCTCGTAGAGCCGCTGGATGATTTCGTCCAGTTTGCGGATGCGCTGTGTGGCTTGTTCCAATTCACGCTTGTTCTCACGCAGGCTCCTGTCCAGAGCCGATTTGGTCTTTTGGGTGACCATTTGCAGGAACTCATCCTCATGCTCTCTGGCAAAAGCGGTAATCCGGCGGATGTCATCAAGGAGTGCCTCCTCGATAACCACATTGCGGATTTGGTGGGAACTGCAGCCACCCTTGATTTTGCGGTAGGTGGCGCACACGAAATATTCCTTGCTGTGTTCCCAGCCACGCCCACGGACTTGGTACAGTTTCGCACCGCAATCGGCGCAGAACAGCATACCGGAAAGGATCGGCATCTCACCCAAAGGTGTGACCCTGCGTCTGCCATCACGGATTTTCTGCACGATTTCGAACACCGCCTCGTCAATGATAGCCTCATGGGTATTCTTGAAAATCTGCCACTGCGATGGGTCATTGTGCATCTGCTTTTTGTTTTTATAGGACTTGCGGTAGGTCTTGAAATTGACCGTATGCCCTATATACTCCATTCTGGACAGGATGTGCGTGACTGTGGTATCCCTCCAAAGGTATGGGTCATCGTAGAACTGTCGCACGGGAGGATTCAAGCCGTTCCGCTTTGCGTGAGCCGTGGGATTTTCTATCCGTCTTTCGGTCAGCAGTTTCGCAATCTGTGTGGGGCCGTATCCGTCCATACACAATTTGAAGATTTCCCGGACTACCTTGGCGGCATCCTCGTCCACAAGCCAATGGTACTTATCGTCCGGGTCTTTTTTGTACCCATAAGGCACATTGGTGCATAAAGGCTTGCCGGACTCACCCTTGGCCTTGAACACCGCACGGATCTTCTTGCTTGTGTCCTTGGCATAGAATTCGTTGAAAATATTGATGAACGGAGTAAAATCGCTGTCTTGCTGATTGGCGCTGTCCACACCGTTGTTGATGGCAATAAAGCGGATGTCGGCATTGGGGAAAATCATCTCTGTGTACATACCGACCTTGAGATAATCACGCCCAAGGCGGCTCATATCCTTTACGATGATTGTACCGACCTTACCTTCGTCCACAAGGGCCATAAGGCGCTGCCAATCCGGTCTGTCGAAGTTAGTCCCGGAGTACCCATCGTCAACGAAATACTGGGTATTACCGAGACCATTGTCGGCGGCGAACTTTTGGAGGATAGCCTTTTGATTCAGTATGGAATTGCTATCGCCTTGCAGTTCATCGTCACGAGAAAGGCGGCAATACAGCGCCGTGATTTTATCCGTTGCAATAGTTGAAGAGTGTCTGTTATTCATTTTGTCCTCCTTTCCGACACTCTTCGAGCGGTACTATATATTCCCGTACTATTGCGAAGAAGTCAAGGGTATTTGGTAATATAAATTCTTACATTTTTGATAACGGCTATGCTGCCGTTTTGGGCGCAGGAGCGGATTCAGCGGCATCCGCAATGAGCCTTTTTATCTTGGCTTTCACAGTCTCTTTGGCAGTGGCGCTGACAGCGGTCTCGATGATACACAGGGTATCGCCGATCTGCTTTTCACGGACGGAGACAGTTGTGTTGTCTGGCATATTCTTCATGGCGGACTCCTTTCTGCCCTATAGGGCGGGTGAAATCTTGGGTGCTTTCCAAAGCGGAAAACGGCGTGGGGCTTGGTGTGCATTTTCGCATAAGTTTTAAGGGGAATAGCCCCTGCAGAACGCTACCCACAGGGGCCTCCCGGTAAATTAGGCGGTCATCTCCATGACCTTGATGGCTTCGGGACGGACAAGTTTTCCGTCAAGGAACTCGTATGCCAGATAGCCGATGCAGTCCTCCAGAGCATACTGCTCGGTGAGGGTACGGATGCTGAGAGGACGGCGGCCCACGATCCAGTAGTAGGAGAAGTCACCGAAGGCGATAGGCTTAGCCCCGGTTCCGGCAGAAGGCATGAACTCGGAAATGCAGACCTTCTTGCCGAGGATGGTATCGTTGGCGTGATTCCAGATGTAATTGCCGCCGTCATCCTTGAGGGTGCGGAGTGCCAGCGCAGTCTCATCATTCATGAGCCACACACCGTTTCTGCGGTACTCCGGCTTGACAGAGAAGAACAGCTTGACCACATCCTCGTAGGTGATGGCATTAGTGGTCACACCGACCTCTGCACCGCCGGACGCAGCGAGGATGCCCGTGGGCATATTCTCTCCGGTGCCGTTGATGAAGCCGTTATCCTCGGCTCTGCCAAAGTTCTTGGCCAGACGGGAAACGAGGTAGTCCTCAATCTTGAAGGTAGCGTCCTTAACGAATGCCTCCTCCAATTTCAGGAATACCACCAGCTTGTGGATTTTGAGGGCGATATCGCTGAAATCTCCCATGCCGTCAGCAATGGGGATGGTGCCGCCTTCCTCAACCCATGCCGCCACATCATTGCCGTTTGCGGTCTTGATGTTGTAATTGTAGTTGTAGGCACGGATGTCGGTAGCAAGGCTGCGGAACAGACCTTCCTTTTCCAGTGCAGCCATATATCTGCTCTGGCCCTTGGGATTGAGGGTGAGAGCGCCGGAGCGATTATCCACGCCCTTGGAAACCTGCTCCTTATAGCCCTGCTTGCCACGGAGAGCGTCCCAGAAATGAGTTTCGTAGTCGCTGCCGGTGATGTGGGGCAGCATCTCAGAATAATTCTTCATAATGTGTTCCTCCTATTAAATGTTCTTGGAAGGGGCCAGATACAGCCCCATCTTGTCGCAGTAATCTGCAAGGTCTTTGCAGTCCATCTCGAATACCACGGTGCCTCTGTCGGCACGAGTGATATAAGGCTCCTTGTGGATTTCCAGAGAGATGTTCTCCGGGGAGTACACGGTGATGGTACCGTGCTTGTTAATGTGTTTTTCGATGTGTGCCTTGGTCGTTTTCATAAGAAATACCTCCATAATGTTTGAATTAGGGTTAATTACCCCTTTGAATACGCGATTTTGTGCGTGAGACCCCACGCCCGTTGTCCGAGCAAAAAGGTGTAGAGATTTGACCCGCCCCTCCACGGGTATGGGGCACGCGCCGTGGTGTTAGACCGAGATGACAGGCTTCAAGCACAGATGGCGCTTGCGGTAGAACTCCATAAGCTCGTCATAGTTCTTGAAGGTGAACTTGCTATAGCCGCCGTGCATAATGATGTTGTACTGCTTGGTGAAGGTAACGGCAGTGCCGTCCTGTCGGTAGAGAGTGATGGAATCGTGCTTGCGGAAATGCTCCTGCAAGAATTCCTTGGAAACCTTGTTAGCCATAATGTTTTCCTCCTTAATCGTTGGTGCAGGAACTGCATACATAGAGTCCCAGCTTGGTTTCGTTGATGTCCCGGCTGATGCAGCGCATCGTTTTGCCGCAGAGCGGGCAGCGGACGCTGAATGCCGTGGCCGGGCGTTTGGTTTTGGCATAGAGCCTGTAGTGGTGAGGCACCAATTCCTCTAACCACAGTTCGCTCTGGGCCATGATGGACTTGCTCTCCGTTACCGGGAACATGGGCATTTTCTCTGTCCCCTCGGAGTCGCAGTCGATGAGCGGGTAATACTTGACTTCGGTCATGGCTTACACCGCCTGTCCGTCTGCATCGAAGAATTTTCCCTTGCAGAAGGCAAGCGCCTCCGCTTTCGTTCCGAAGAACACAGAGGAAAGGCCATACTGAACCTGCCAGATGTCCATGCTCTTGCTGCGGGATACCACTACGGGTGTGCCTTTCTTGGTCTGGAAAAGCATACAGCCCTCGTAGTCACCACGGGAGAAATCCTTGGCGTTGTAGTTGTTGATGTGCGGCTCAATGCCGTAGAAAACTCGGTTTTTCATTGCTTTTGGCTCCTTTCGGTAGATTTTTGATATTGGCTCACAGGGCGCTATACAATCATAGGCACCACCTCCTTTCAGCCTTGGGGCAATGTGGCAAGTAATTATGGTTGATTTGAAGATTTATTTTTCTATATAAAAAACCTATAATCATCTGCCACATTGCCCCAAGCCGTGTGATTATGTCAGCGACGGGATGTCGGTGATGAGCCGATATCCGATGAGCAGTGTGGTTTTCTCGCCACCCCTCTTGGGTCGCTTGCGGACTACCTCGGCAAAAGCCTGTAGTCCCTGTTTGAAGTTTTTCATTCCCTCCGGGTAAGTGCCGTTCTCTTGGCACCATTCCTTATACCTGGCATAGACCCGTGCGGTCATGACCTCGGCGGTATCGTCAGCCACAAGGCTGTCCTCAAAGAACAGTGCCATCTTATCGCTGTCGTGCTGATAGCGCTCTGTGGCCTCCTTCACGGATTTCGGAAGGAACAGACCCTCACTCTGGAGCATTCGGTATCCCTCAAGCAGCCAGTTGAGGATGGCGCTCTGGACATCTTCCTCGGCAAAACGGCGCTTCAGCGTGGTGTCACGGGAATGTTCATCAAAATGCCTGTCGAAGGGTATAATGATAATTCGGTCACTGGAGAACAGGGTCATATCGTTGATGACCGGGAGGAAGTTGGTGTTGACATAGATTTTGAACTGCGGCTGAAAGTCAAAGCTGTTCTCATGGAGGTAGCGGGCATTGAGGGTATCATTGCCCGTCATGGCTTTGACCTTGGCGGCATCAAGCACCATGCCTTTTCCCGGCTCCGGGATATTTACAAAGCGAACACCTGCAAGCCGGGCCACATCCTCGCTCGGCTGTGAGCCGTTGGTGTAGCTTTTCATAGCGATGGTTTCCGGGCGGGAAGCGCAGCCATAATCCCCAAGCACCTTCAGTACGCTCTCGCAGAGGGTGCCTTTGCCGTTGCGGGTGGTGACTCCGTAGAGGATGGTCATACATTCGTGTCGGGTGTCCCCGGTAAGACCGTAGCCGAGGATTTTCTGCAGGAACTTTGCACGGTCAGCATCTCCGCTCATGATTTCGTCAATGTAGCTGGCGAAGCGCCCGGAGTAGGCTGTGGGGTCATATACCACAGGACTTTTCTTCGTGAGAAGGTCGGTGCTGCGATGTTCGGTGAACTCCCCGGTATCGATATGGAGGGTGCCATTCTTGCAGTTGAAAATGTAGATATCCGCATCAAAACTGCCGTAGGAAATGGGATGATGCACTTGTGCGTCCTTGAGGATATTGACCCGGTTGGAATGGCTCTGCCAACGGCTGGCGTATTTCATATAGGACTTGCGCTTATCCTCATCCTTGATTTCAAGTGCGAAGGTGTACATGAGGTTTGCCAGATCCATGCAGTATTTCATAGCACGGAGGTTGCCTGTGTCCTTATTCCAGATACCGTTCTCGTAGTAAAACCACATTTTTCTCTCCGGCACATAGCGCAGGCGGTCTTGGAAGAAGTCTGCGAAGATGTGTCCTGCGCCGATGTCGTTCCATGGGTACTTGGAGGAGTCCATTGGGTCAAGTTCCTTCAGCCGATCCACACCGAAGTCCTCGGCGGCGGAGCGTGGGATGATAGGCTTGTAATAGTCGGTCATACGAACCACCATCTTATTGATGACGGTGTTGCCGTAGGTGTCGGCCCCACGGAGGCTGTCCCACTTTTCACGCATCAAGCAGGACTGACGGAACAGCCTGTCCATCTGCGCCTTGTCACCGCTGCACCAGAATGCCAGAATGGAAACCAGTGCGGCATCCGCCTCGCTTTGGCTCTTGTACCCGGTGATGTCCCCGTTCCACAGGCGGGAGAACTTTTCTCCGTTCTTGGATGCGGCAGCTTTGCAGATGACCTCATCATCGCTGAGGTAACTTTCGCCGGGAGCAGCCACCGCGGGTGTAGGCGGTGTGGGACGGCGCATATAGGTATCGAGCAGCCATGTGAGCGCATCCGCCGTTTCGGTCACAGGGGCCTCGCTGATGGCATTCCCGGTGATGGTAAGGAAACGATTGGTGTGGCCGGGGATGTAGACTTCGATGTTGCCCTTTTTGATGTAGTAGGTCTGGGTATCGTAGACGAAGCCGCTCGGCAGCAGACAGAAGATGCGAATGCCTTCGCCGGAGGGACTGATTTCAATGTAGGTCACATTGAAGCGGTCTACGATTTCCTGCGCCCACGAGAGCAGTTTGCCATCCACGATGCAGTGGTCGAGGTCGATACCCACAATCTTGTCGCTGACCCGGATGCCGATGCCGTCATAGCCTGTTGCGGATGCCGCAGTATCGAAGGCTACGAATGTGGTAGGGTCATCCACATTGGCTTTGCGTTTTGTGCCGGACATATACGGCACCTTGGTCTGGCTGCCGTCCCGCAGTTCGTATCTCCAGTTACAGAACTGGCCGTTGTCCTTTAGGTACTGCGGTATTTTTTCAAATTGAACTTGCACTGTGTGTGCCTCCTTTCAGTTAATTGCCCCTTACACTTCCAAATGGAAACGAGGAGTGCGTTTTGACGAAAATTACGGAAATTTTTTTGAGGAATTTTCTTCTCTTCACTTACTACCGAAAAATTCAACCCCCTCGGTACAAGCCGAAAAAGTCAACCCCCACTATCCACTGGACACGGAGACGGCGTTTCGGAAAAAGTCTCGGAGATTTTTTCTCCTTCCACTTTCCAATGGACACGAGATTGCCGTTTGGCCCATAAATCAGAGAATTTTTCTTCCTCTGTTTACTTGGGGAAAATGTCACCCCCCGGCGGATGTGGCTTCTGCTCCTTACACCACCAAATGGAAACGAGAAGTGCGTTTCGGAAAAAATCCCGGAAACTTTTTGAAGAATTTTTCTCTTCACTCACTACCGAGAAATTCAACCCCTCTGCCTATAAGCGAAAATCCCGCAGGAATCGAACCCCCTCTGTGGGAATTTTCCTTCCTATCTTTCTAAGGGGATTCCATTGGGCGTTTTCCGGGTATTGAGAAAAAACTTGAAATTTCCTCTCCTCACTACCCTTTGGAGATTGCGGGGCCGTTTTGACGAAGGTTTTGAAAAATTTTTCTCTTCACTTCACCACTGCGGAATAAATGCACCAATGGCCGAAAACTTTTGAAAATTCCCTCGTTTCATATCACTACCGAGGAATGAAAATGCATTTTTTCAAAGCCGAGACAAATTTTTCTTCCTCCAGTACAAGCCGGAAAAGTCAACCCTCTGCTTTACCACTGGAGACGGTTTGTGATTTTGAGCGGGAAAAAGGCAAAAAAAACAAGCCGAAGCACCTTAATGGCACTCCGGCAGATTGCGGATACATTATAATTAGAAGAAATGTTACAAAGTTTTTCTGGGTGGCTAATTGAAAATTTCACTTTTTCGTGATATAATAGATGGTATAGGACAAGGAGGTCGAAACATGGCTGTTAGTTATAAAAAGTTACTGCATATGCTGATTGATAAAGATATGACCATTGCCGACCTGCAGAAGCAGGCTGGCTACAGTGCAAATATTTCCACCCGTCTGCGAAACGATACCTATATTTCTTTGGAGTCCGTGGAGAAGATTTGCCGGGTCTTGAATTGCAAGATGGATGATATTATAGAATTTTTGCCGGAGGGCAAGAACGGAGGAAAAGATAATGCCTAACCTATCCCAAGTGAAGCGTGAGCGCATGATGGCGTTCTTGCAGAAAATCAAGGATGAGCATCGTGAGGATGACGATATCCTTATTGCCCTCGGTGAAATCGAAAGCGAACTTACCGCCAAGAAATATGGACTGGTATGGGAGCAGCACGAAGAGGCCGTGGATGTGATGATGCGTGACAATATCCCGGTATTTACCGAGGATATGGACAGAGAAATTACCGCCGCCGCAGGTGGGGTCTGTTGCCGTATCTTAATTGATACAATATAACGAAGCAGAATTCTTACTCCTTAACGATGCACCCGCACAGGTGCATTTTTGCACACCCCTCATAACGATGCCGTATGCACCGTTACGGAATAAAGGTATAAAAAATACTCCTTACCACCGCATTGGTAGTAAGGAGTTATTTATAGATTTATATTTTATGTACGCTCGAAGGTGACTATTTTAGTACGAATGCTCTCAGCAACATCCGCCACATTAAATCCTGCTTGTAGCCATGCTTGACAATGAGGGTGACCCTTTGGATTCCACCACATCGTGTAATTATATGCGCTGTTTGGTAGTTTGAATCCCAAGATACCTTCTATTTCAGCATACGTCATAACAACCCGCTGCGCTGTTTGTCTTTGCAGGAATTGCAGCAAAGAAGCATATTTACCGCAAGATTGCCCAGGCACTTTGGAAGCCGGTGTTTGGCTTTTAGACATGGTTGGATTAGAAGTTTCCGCTTTTATGATTTGCGGTCTTTGCCCACACAATTCTAACAATCTGCTAAACTCCTCTTCGGTTAACGGTTTTCCGTTCAATCCGCGTTTCAGCCACAGACCACTTTCACGGATTTCTTGTTCGGGACTGTAACGCCCGGACCATTTCAGACTTGGCATAAATTCCGGTTCTGCATTCAACGCTGCAATAATAGCCTCTTCCATTCTAAGGCGCTCAACCTTGTCCGTCACCTGGAAAACCGTAAAGGTGAAATTCTCCCGCAGGAATTTGCTGACCCTACGCTCTGTGTCTGCATTTTTATCAACATCCCAATAAGCACGATTTTCAGGTTTAGATGTGTCTATTGTCCAGTTTGCCAGGTACGGATCACAGTGAGCATTTAAAATAGCCTTACCTATGTTCTTTCTGAAAATGCTGCCATCATGATTTTCATTAACAAAATGGTTTAACAACCGAGTTTTCAAACGGTCAGAAGAAGTGTGCGTTCCCACCCGGACAATACGCTCCATTCCGCGATACTGCTCGCCCTTTTCAAAGATTATGTAAATTCCGTTGGTAAACGGAACCTCTCGAATCTGTTCCCAGGTATAACGGGGCATTGAGCAAAACAGCTTATGCAAGCGGTCACACATTGTATTCGGGATATGCTCAGTTGAATCATTCAGAAGTTTTTTTAAGTACGCCATGCGTTCTCCCATACGTAGCCCAGCTAAAGGCAGACTGTGATTCGGCAGATGGGGAACCAAATCCCTGCAATAAGTGTTTCCGGCAAGAAGAATGAAACTGTCAGACTCGATATCACATTCCTTCTGTAAAGCTCGCAACACACTATTCGCCCATGACAACTGCTGCTGACGTCCCATTTCGTTCAATGTCTGGTTGTAAGGCTTAAGTATGCAGTCCTCTGCAACTAACCCGTATTTCGCAGATAGAATATAAATCTTGTCTGCGTATTTTTTTGCGTATTGATATGAGAGTGAAAACAGGTTGCTGGCAGAATAGAGTTCATGCGCGGGGCACGGATAATTTTTCTTCTCTTTGCTGCAGGATATTAAAGCTATTAGCATCTGGTTTCACCGCCTTAATTATCATTATAGCCGTTCTTAATTGTGTCCAAGCACATCTTCCAGTATTGCTCACGCTCTAATATTTTTATAGGGTCATATGACAGACCAAAATACTCAAGGAGTGTGTATGAAAAATACTTTTCAAAGTACTCGGAACCTTTCTTCTCATACAGAGCAATCAACTTTTTGTTTCCGCCGTGCTTAGAATCAAGGTAGTTACCCCATCTTTGAGCAACCCCTCCTTCACCGGTAGCAGAGCCAATATAATGTTTCCCGGTATGGGTGTCAGTCAGACAATAAACCCCAGTTATCTTCTTTAGTGCTTCATAATATGTAGGCAGTATTCTTCCATGGAAAATGTCAGCCAGACGGTGATACGGCAAATGAACTCGATCATATCCCTCAAAATTTTCACCACTATATAAGCACGAAAGTATTTCCTTTACAGTTGCTTGCTCAAGGTACTTACTGAGGTTGAATACATATCTTGAGAATGTATTGCCTTTTCGACATTTAATTACCAGTCTGCCAAACAGCGGCACGAACCTTTCCAGCACATTAACGGTTGCCCATGTATCGACAGGCACTTCTATAATTTCTGCAGCCGAAATCAGAAGCCATTCATCATCGGTCATACGGGCAAAGCTGAATACCCACTGTCCCGGATAAAAATTACGCTGTTTGCCGTACCATCCCCAATATGAACAATCAGTGCAAGTTCCGGCTATTTTCTCTGCATCGCTGTGTTTGAGCCATCTATCAAGAAACGGCTGACCACCGCTACCGGCTTGCATATTAAATTCAATTTTACTATTATCAATCTCTTCTTTGGTGAGATTCAAAACACTATTCAATAACAACTCCACAGGCACACCTCACTATTGTTTTTTATGGCTTTCAATCCACTTCAAAAGATACGGTCTATCATTATTGGCACCCTTTTTCTCAAACCACTCGCAGCACATTCGATAGCGAGTACCATTGATTTCTATCGGCTTAGCATAATAATGAAGTGGTGTTTCTGCCTCGGTTGCCAGCTTTAAAAGCGGATACTGTAAATCAAAATGCTGCTTGCTATATTCTGCAGTCTGCATTGCAACAATTTCCTCATCTGAAGCACAACCATCACACAGCATTCTTCCCAGCACTTTCTGAGCAAGCTGTCCAATTTTCAATTCTTGATATACATCCGCATCTGTATAATCATATTCCAAATGCTCTAATTTGAGAGTAGATGTGGTGTTTCTTATTGTTCTGGCTGTGGTTCTCACATCGGAGAACATTTTATACATCTGATAACTGCGTAAAAATAGTTCAGAGGTATCTGCCACACCATCACTTACCAGAAGAATAGGTTTCAAAACCAGGTCATTGTACTCTTCGTTGGCAATGACGCGGAAAGTAAAATCATAGCCATTGTTGGCAAACAGCAAGTTAAGTTCTTCCACACAAGGGATCAGATCGGAAAGCACAGACAAATTTATTTTCGGGGATGCGAAAATAATCTCTGCCTCCTTGGTAGATAAGTACCCGTGCAGGCAAAATGCTGTTCTTGCACATTTCTCAAGCACTTTCATTACTGTGATATCACGATTGCCGTAGTTAAGGCCTGCCTCATGGAACGCAACGTCTACAGCATAATATGTAGTTTCATCGGGCTGAATGGATATTCCCAACACATCACATTCACCCTGCTGCAGTAGCTGGGACAATGATGTATTCTGCTTGAAAATAGAATAGTTATGTTTCTCCGAATAATGTTTATCCACCAGTTCCATCAGTTTTTCAAGTGTATCTGCATCAGATAGTTGCCACTGCGAGGACACCTTCCAGTTGGTTTGTACTATTTGACACTCTTTTACATGACGCAGCCAAGAATAAAAGAGTGATTCACCCATTTCTATTTTCATACTCGTTCTCCTAAAATGAATTTTTTAGTCTCTCTTTACATATTTCAATTCAATATCGTATCCCAGCGATTCCAGCATCTGTATGAAAGTCTTATTTACAATATTCTCGTTTTTCTTTATAAGCCGATTCACATAGGACGGAGTGGTGCCCACGTCTTCCGCCAGCTTCGCCTGCGTGGTTCCTGCTTCTATACATTTTACCTTTACATCGACTTCAATATTGTTCTTCAGCATTAACTTCACCTCGTCTAACTATAGTGAAATAAAATATACTAATTGTGCAATTTATTGTAACACGAATTTTACAATAATTCAATCACATAATAAAAAAGGCACTCCACCGTAGTCGAGTGCCATTCATGTATGTGTATCTGTTATGCCTGTATCTCCGTTCCGTCCCGGAAGGTGACCGTTATTTCCTTGTCCCTGCCGACCGTAAGGAACTCAACCATGCCTCCCCAAAGGCTGCAGTCAAATTCTCGGATGGTGCCGTCTTGTGCTTTCAGTGCCTTGATGAAGTTTTCCAACCGTTTGCTCTGTGCTTCCTTGGCGGAGATGGTGGCCACCACATCATCGTACCGTGCTTTCACTGCATCATACCGCTGAACAAGACCATCATATCGTTTCTGGTACTCGTCCTGATCCTGCGCAATACGAGCGTTCTCTGCAACGATGTTCTGCGTCATTTCTACAAGCACAGACAACTCGTCCTCCAACCTGACTTTCTCTTCTCGTAGGGTATCGGTTCCACAAAGCGTCCTACGAATGATTTCCGCGTTGGCGATGATTTCCTTCTTCTCCGTCACAAGTTGATTATATGCCGAAACGAATGCAGTTTTGACCTCATCCTCAGTGACATGAAGAGTCTGACACTTCTCACCATTGTATTTGCGATTGCAACGGTAGATAACCTTGCGGTAGCGGTCTGTGGAATGCCAGGTTTTCGCTCCGTACCAGCCGCCGCAGTCGGCACATCTGATTTTGTTAGAGAAGATACTCACTCCACTGTACCGAGTGCCGCCCTTGGTGCGCTTTGCAATCTCTGCCTGCACCATGTCGAACACCGCAGGACTGATGATTGCCTCGTGGTTGCCCTCCACATAGTACTGAGGAACTTCTCCTTCATTCTTTTTCATCTTTTTCTCAAGGAAATCTACCGTGAACTCCTTTTGCAAAAGTGCATCGCCTTTATACTTCTCATTTGAGAGCATCCGGCGCACCGTCTGTTGATTCCAAACATCCTTGCCTGTAGGAGTCTTTATACCACGGCGCGTCAGTTCCGCGGCTATGGAGTGTGGCGTCATACCCTCAAGGAACAGGCGGAAAATCAGACGCACGATTTCTGCTTGTTCGGGATTAACTACAATTTTGCCTGTCTCATTATCCTTATCCAGACCAAGGAAGCGACTGTAAGCAAAGCTGACCTTGCCGTCCGCCATGCGCTTGCGCTGTCCCCAGGTAACATTCTCAGAAATGGAACGGCTCTCTTCCTGGGCAAGACTCGACATGATAGTGATGAGCAACTCGCCCTTGGAATCCAGCGTCCATATGTTTTCCTTTTCAAAATATATCTCAATGCCCTCATCCTTCAGTTTTCGCACCGTGGTAAGGCTGTCAACCGTATTTCGAGCAAATCTACTCACGCTCTTTGTCACTATGAGATCAATTTTTCCGGCAAGAGCATCGGCAATCATCGTCTTAAAGCCTTCGCGCTTTTTTGTATTTGTTGCCGAGATGCCCTCATCCGTGTATATGGCAACGAACTCCCAGTCATCACGGCTTTTGATGTAATTTGTGTAGTAATCAACCTGTGCTTCATAGCTTGTGGTCTGGTCTTCGTTGTCGGTCGAAACGCGGGCATATCCTGCAACACGGCGCTTCTTTGTGCTATTGATTGGTGCAGCTGTGTACCGGTTGATGATAGCCGGAATAGCCGTTACTTTTCTTTGCGCCATGCTTTACCACGCTCCTTTCGTAATTGTTTCATGTGTTCGCTCATTTGCTGCCGTACTTCCGGTGTGTATCTGCCCTTCATGGATTCTTTGAACTTCGCTCTCTGCTCATCCGTCCACGGTCTTCCAATTCGTTTGGGTTGTTCCCATGTGCGTTTAACCGTCCTTCCGTCCTTGTAATAGAAAACCTTCTCCGATGTGGAAAGCACATCAATGTGGTCTATCTGCCTATCGAATTCGCTATCGCTAAATTCTGTAGTCCCAATTGTTTCTGATATGTCTAATAATCGCTCATTTAAAACATATGCTACTGAATATATTGAAAGAAATCCTATCTCAGCTATCTTTTTGGATATGGGCTTAGGTTAGGAAAAACAGTCTTAACTCTTACAGCTTTAAACAATTTATTATTTGATAGCTTTGATGCACATAAGATTTTAGTTATCGCACCACTTCGAGTTGCTAGAGATACATGGCCAACAGAGATTGAAAAATGGAATCACCTAAAAGATTTAAAATGTTCTGTTGCTGTAGGAAGTGAAAAAATAAGGAAATCAGCTTTAATGAAAAAAGCAGATATTTATATTATAAATCGTGAAAATGTAAAATGGCTTATAGAAGATAGCTCTCTCCCCTTCGACTTTGACACAGTAATTATAGACGAGCTTTCATCATTTAAAAATCATCAAGCCAAACGCTTTAGATGTCTTATGAAAGTAAGACCAAAAATAAAAAGAATTGTAGGCTTAACTGGAACTCCTGCAAGTAACGGACTTATCCGGCACTTCGGTAGATAAGCGCAAAGGCTTTCTGGAGATGATCGAGGATGCGAAAGCGGGTAAAATTGACCTCATTCTCACGAAGAGTATCAGTCGCTTCGGCAGAAACATTGTCGATATACTGACCACGCTGCGTGAGCTGAGTGACCTCCCGTCTCCTGTGGCGGTCAATTTTGAATCGGAGGGTATCAACACCAGTGACGGCAAAAACAGACTGATAATCTCCATCCTGTCGGCTTTGGCTGAATTGGAGAGTCAGCAGAAAAGTATCGCCATCAAGGAAGGTATCCGCTACCGAATGCAGGAGGGACTGTACAAGTTCACTGTTCGGAACACCATTGGCTATTACCGAGACTACACGGGCCGGGTAAAAATCGAGCCTGCGGAGGCGGAAATAGTCCACTACATTTACGACAGCTTCGTGGAGGGCGCATCGGTGCAGGAAATCGCTGATGCCCTTACGAAGCAAGGAATTCGCTCTCCTAAGGGAATGGAGAGATGGAATTCACAAGCACAATCCGTAGCATCCTCAAGAACGAGAAATACTGCGGAGATGTCCTGTATCAGAAAACATACACGAAGGACTACCTTACCCATAAATCCGTGAAAAACCGGGATGTGCTGCCACAGTATCACTGGGAGAATGACCACCCAGCAATCATCAAGCGTGAGCAGTGGGATAAGGTACAGGTACTCCTTGCTACCAAGCAGGGCCGGGGCCACAGGCAGATTGGTGAAATCAAGAAGAAATTCACCGTTGCCCGTGTGAAAACTGGTGTGCTGCGTGGCTATTTCCTTCTGGATGCGAACTGGACAAAGGACGAAAGAGAACAATTCATAAAAATCATTGAGAGCGTCAATGACCTCGAAAACGAGTAGACGCAGAAAGGACAATTACTATGGCTATCAATTTTAAGGAAATCAATCTGTCTGTTATCGACATCACCACCAACGCTGCCCCGGACATCTTCATCAACCAGAAGGGCATCACCTTCACCAAGCGTGTTCTGGAGGATTTGAACTACCCGCAGAATGTGCAATACTGCATGGATGCGGAGAAGAAGGTCTTTGCCATCCGTGTTTGCAAGAGCAACGAGGCCAAGGCTACGGCATTCTCCAAGCCTCGTGGGGAGCAGACGGCAACGCTGTCCTGCAACAACAAGAATATCCACGATGTGATTACCCACATGATTCCCGGCTACGATTCCACCAAGCGTTACAAGGTGAGTGGTTATTTGGATGCGGAGAGCCGTGTCCTGTACTTTGATATGACCGAGGCGGAGGTTTCTATGTTCCGAGCGTCCGATAAGGCCGAGTAAATAAGGACGGCCACACCCAATGACAGCTTGTTTGCGGGTGTGGCTTTTTTACGCAGAAAAAGACCACACTCAAGGTTTTGATATGCTCCCCTTTGAGTAGACACCTGAAATAACAAAAATCAGGACTATACAGAGGGGAGTTTTTCTATGGGAAGAAGAGGCATCAGTTATGAAAAGAAATTGGAGGCAGTAGAAAAATATCAGCGTGGAGAAGGTAGCCAGAGTAGCATAGCTCGCCAATACGGAGTTGATAGAACCAGCTTTAACCAATGGCTAGCAATCTATGAAGCTATGGGTCCATCTGGGTTGGCTGCAGTAAAAACTAACAATAGATATAGTACGGAACTAAAAATTGCTGCAGTTGAGGCGTACCTAAGAGGCGAAGAAAGCTTAGTGGAGATATGTAAAAAATATTGCATCCGCAGTAAGACGCAACTCTTAGATTGGATAACGTTGTATAATGGTCATAACGAACTTCGGGCCACCGGAGGTCAAGGGAGAGGAATCTATATGATCAGAGGACGTATAACCACATTGGACGAGCGGATTGAAATTGTCAGTTACTGCATAGCCAAAGGTAAGGATTATGGTGCAACAATCGAGAAGTATGGGGTGTCTTATCAACAGATATATAGCTGGGTATGTAAGTATGAGGTAAAAGGCGTAGACGGACTCATAGACAAGCGCGGTAAACGTAAGCCGTTAGATGAGATGAATGAAGTCGAGCACCTTCGAGCAGAGAATAAGATACTAAAAGCAGAGAACAAACAGAAAGAAATGGAGATTTCTGTGTTAAAAAAAGTTCAAGAGATCGAAAGGAGGCGGGGCTAAGCGGCGTCCGTCAAGAAAGGCTTTATATAGCTGTTAAGGAGCTTCATGAAAATGATGGATACCCAATAGAGAACATCTGTAGAATATTAAAGTTAAACAGGTCATCCTATTACAAGTGGCTACACCGCGACAAGAGTACCCGTGAGCTTGAAAACGAAGATATCATTCACAAGCTCGGTTATCTATACGCTGAAGTTAATGGGATATATGGATACAGAAGATTGACAGACGAGCTAAATGAAAGATACAAAACCAGCTACAATTACAAAAGGATATACCGGCTTACCCATCTGGTAGGCTTAAGAGCCGTTATTCGCAGAAAACGGCCGCAATACCAGCGCTCTACCCCTGAAGTTACAGCGGAGAACATTTTAAATCGTGATTTTACAGCTGAAAAGCTTAATGAGAAGTGGCTGACTGATGTCACAGAGTTCAAGTATGGAGATAATGGGAAGCTCTATTTGAGTGCAATCCTCGATCTCAAGGATAAATGTATTGTCTCTTTTGCCCTAGGACGTAGCAACAATAATCAGCTTGTATTTGACACCTTTGATTTGGCAGTTTCCAAATACCCTAATGCAAACCCACTGTTTCATAGTGATAGAGGCTATCAATACACAAACAAGCAATTTAAGGCTAGATTAGACAAAGCCGGGATGACACAAAGTATGTCGAGGGTTGGTCGCTGCATCGATAACGGCCCTATGGAAGGCTTTTGGGGCATTCTTAAATGCGAAATGTACTACCTTAGCAAATTTAACGATTATGATAACCTGGTAGCAGCTATTGAAAGATACATATATTTCTATAACTACCGACGCAGGCAAAAGAAGCTTAACAAAATGTCTCCGATGACATATCGCCAATTACTTGAAAAAGCATCATAA